CCAAATTTGGAGTCACCTTCTTCTTCTTTCCAGACTCTTGCTCCTTGTCGACGGGAGGGGGAGGAATAGGCGGTTTAGGCTCAGGTTTCCCTTCAAATTTCTTATGATAATAGTATCTAAGGCCAAAGCGCACCCAACTAAAGACGCCAACAAACAGCAATCCAAGCGCTATCATCTGAGAAATTCTTCGAGACCAGTTCCACGATACACCAAACAGGAAATACAACACTGCTGATGAAAATAAAGAAACCATTATTAAAACTAATAGAACAAATGGAACCATGAAGAGAAAATACCATGAAACAAAGATGCCCAACACCACACTGCCCACTGTCACAAGGGCTGCTGCAGAAGACAATGCTGAGCTGATCATTGATAGTACTCGCGAGTCTACGAATGACCAAACCCTCACATTGGCAGCAGCAGCCTTGAGATTTTCAGCAATCTGATTGGCTTCCTCTCTCTTTCCTTCAAAGTATTTCATCTGAACCCCAACAACCCCTTTCATACCAGACCATATATCACGAAGCGATGGTATTTCAATTAGGGGAACAACCTTACCCTCAAGAACTTTCTTGGCATCAACCTTGGCAACCTCAGAGGCCAGAGTTTGCTCAATCCGAATCTGAGCAGCGATATTCAGTGAGGGATATTTAGCAGCCAAGCGCTCCCTCATTTCCAATGAAACTTCTTTAAACTTAACCACTCCTACCTCAACCTTCTTCCAAGAGCGTTTGAGCCACTGAGCCACAGGGTGGTTTTTATATTTACCGTCAACATTCTCTCCGATCTCTTTCACTTTGGAGACTACACCAGGAAACTTCGCCCTCACAGCAGCTGAGAACGCTTGGTAGATAGGTAGTCCTGGATATTGTGTGTCATAACCCATGAGCTTACACAACATCAGCTCGAGATCATGCTTCCTGGAACCATCGGGATTCCAGATAATATTACATTTGGAGAGTACTTCAAGGCCATCTGCAACTATCTCACCTGACGAAGTGAGAGTGCACCCACAGAAATTAGCAGTATCAAAACGTTCATGAAACTCTTGAGCCAACCTCACACCTGAGGACCTAACATATTCACAAAACGCTGTGGAATCAAACTTAATCGGAAGACCGAATAGACCGTCATCACCTTCAATCAGGAACGGATAATCCCAGTCACTGAGAGCTTTTAAGACACGGGCACGAAGTTTGACTTTCTGGCCTGCAATTGCACTTAGAGCAATATCTGGAAGACTACGCGTATCATTGACGGTAAGACGTTCAATGTCCCAAGAGTCAGGATCGACTTGATCAGGAACTTCCATACTGCGTAGAGCCGTACGAACTAGAATGCCAAGAGAGGTGAAATAGTTATCAGCCATATTGCCTACTGACGTCATAGCTTCGCCTGAGAACCTCATCGCAGGAACTATAACCTCAATACAGCCATCACCTATCAATCTAGAATTTGAATACTCCTCATAAAGAGCAGCGACACCAGATTCAAATTCCAAAGGAGCGCATTCACAAACAATTCTTTTCTCTTTTAGACGCCTATCGCAATCGACGACAGACTCAAAAGAATTATAGTCCGATTCCAGAATGTTGTATTTACCACCAAAGATGTCAACTACCCGTTGTACCATCTGTTCTCTAGTGAGACCCTTAACCGTATGTTCTCCCATAATGTCAATAAAATGTTCCTGGGAGTTGTAGGTAAGACCAAACATCAGACCTCTCAAGTAATGGTCTGGACATACGATGAAACGAGGACCTTTCTTCTTCATTGGATCAAGTGTCTCGTTCTTGAAGAAAGTCTTAAGGGATCCACTGCATGCTCGCCTCACGTTTGTGTATAATGTTTCTTTCCCTTGAAGTGCCCAATCATACACATCTGAAGCGCCAGTCTCGTACTTGAGCTTATTAGCAGGAGACCAGTCAGATTTAACATGCATTCGAATTTCTGCCATATATACCTCTTTGGTGGGAAGAGATGGTCTTGCAACCTTCGAAATCTTAGTATCGATGAGGTGTTCCACTACGACGTCCTCAACAAAAGACGCAGCAATGGTGGTGTCTAATTTCTTTGGTATGAGGCGTTTCACAACCCCACACACACGTGACACCCAAGAGAGATTTGGGAACGAAGGAAGTATACCGTTCACAGCAATCGGAGTGACACGCGCCCTCTTAAAGCCATCACTCTCATCCATATCTCTCTCTTTCATCTTAACAATGCCAGCATCAGGCCTTGTTATCTCACTGAATATTCTGTTTACAGCTCCATCAAACGTGACGACGCCATCCTTGAGATCTTTCACTGCAGCTGAAAAGACATCAGCGAAAATCTCACTCAAGGTGACTTCGTAACCTTTTACGTAGTATCCCTCAGCTATAGGGCCTCGTAATTTGGCAAACACTGCACGTCTGAGTTCAAACAAAGAGGCCGAATAAGCGCTTTCGGCCAAAATACTCAATGGTCCTCTACACACCTCATCTTGCACCATAAGCAAAGCAGCAAACAAACAATCATCCAAGAATGTATTAGTGGTCATATTATACTCATTCTGGCGGAAGTTATTCACAGAAGCACGTGTGGTTCCGACACGTAGAGCCGCTTCCATGAAGGTGCTACTTTGTGTGACTCGACGAGATTTCATAAATATCCACTGTTCCACTGAAATCTCATGTTCTCTCTCATCTCCCTCGGTGTTCAACTCCTCTCCAGCCATGTCCAAATGATGGATCATGATTGTGTAGCGAGCTGTAGAATACACACCTCGAGGTCGCTTGATTTCATCAGAATGTGGAGTGTGAGCATACAATGGACGTACCTCACCATCTTTCCATTCCTCCATCAAGCTATACGACGTCCTAACTGCATGAGCAACAGTGCAGGGCATAGGAAACTGACGTAGATGGGTTTTCGAGTCAGCACAAGTATAATAAGGAGCCAGGTAATCGGAGGGTTGGCCTAAGTGAAACCACACCTCCTCAGGCATTAGAGCTCTACCTCGCAAGATCTCGGTTTCTAGTATCTTGCCCTTGTACTCCTTCTCTCTCTGTGCTCGCAGAGCCTCAAGATCGATTTCTTCTTTTACATCTTCTTGGGCCATGACCTTTTGTAGGTTATCAACAACAGCAGTTCGAATCACATTCAAATGCTTCTGAGCCTTGATTTTCCCTTTCTGATTGCGAGCATGTTCTGCCTGACGAGCAGTCTGAGACTGATGATTAGCAGAAATCACCACGGGGCTGTCCTGTGGACCAGGATTGGGCTCAACCCCCTCAGACACAAGCTCATCAGTGGAACTGAAGTCATGGGAGTGATCCTCCCATTTAGAGTCACGGCGTGCACGTATGCCCCTTTCACGGGTGCAACGGTTAGCCTCTTCTTCTCTCCTCTTATTTAGCTTCTTTTTCCTCTGTTGCTCAGAACGACCCGAGTACCGGTCCTTCCTGGAAAGAGGTGATCGATCACGATCCTGCGTGTAATCCTTTGTTGTACTCATGGCTGTATACGATTCAAAGGGTGTCTTTCCACTGCCAGAGGTCTTTCCCTCAGCCAACCCGTAGGATTTAGAACAGGATGCGTTTCTATAGCACAGATTGTATACATGTTGGCTAGCAACCCCCAAGACCCCAACCTGAAACTAGGATTCTGACTCCCAAGGTAATGGCCAACCGAATGGACCTGCTTGGTATAACGTCATATGTCCCCAGCAACAACAT